ATACCATTAAGTGCAACCTCATATCCTCTTGGATGCTCGCCTTCTTTTGCAAGTTCCAATATTCCATCAACTGCTTTTTGACCCTTTTCTACTAAACTGTAAAGGGTATCTCTCTGATATGTGTAATCATTTTCTATATCTTCCTCTTCTCCACGCGTAACAACTTCATGCTTTTGCATTTTGTTGTTGAATGAATCTACAGGAATAATAGTATTGCTTTCGATACCTAACTCTGCGTCAATATCTTTCCAAGATTTATTCATTATTTATCTTGACCTGTCTTTGGATCAAATGTTTTTGAATCTTGAAAAAAAGAAGATGTTTCATTAAAACCAAAATCATCATCTGCTTCTGCACCAGCTGGTGAAGGTGTGACAGTAAACCTCTGTTCTCTTGCTGGAGTATTGATTGGTAAATCTGTATATGAATCTGCTTGAACTGTTTTAATAACACTTTGTGAAGTGACAGGCCCATATAAGTAAAATTTACAAGTGAAGTCTAAGTTATATATTACTGCTTGACGATCTGCAAAATCTCCACTATAACTGTCCTCATAAGAAATACTATTTAATACAATTGGAACGTCTTTTTTAATTCCCATTTCAGCCATATCATTAATTGTAAGAGTATAGTCTGGTTGAAAGTATGGAAGAATTTGTTCTACAATTTGCAATGCATCATCTGACTGCTTGGCCATAATATACAAAGTAAAACCAAGATTGTATGGCACTGGCATATATTGCATTTCTAATTTATTTGAGTCACCAGTTTTGACCTTCTTAAATTTTTGTACACGATTTAGTTTACGAGTTGAATCATAACTCATACCAGTAATCTCAAAACCAATACGAGGTAAAGTAATTGCAACTTTACTAGCTAGTGATGGGTCTTGTTGTAATCTAACCAAAAATTTCTGCCGAGGGCCATAAGCCAAAGGCACTTTCATAGATTGAATAGTGTTACCTTCATTGTCTTTTCGTACAATGGAAATATTATTAAATAGTGTTCCAAATGAAACTACTACTTTTCGCATAGTTTCGTGATAAAATGATTGTCCTAGCATAATTAAGCTCCCGCATCACCGAATGGATTCTTTTCGGAGAAATCTAATATTGTTTTTGCTTGCGACTGAAAAATCTCGTTTTGAGCTGTTTTGTCGCCTATGGTGTTGGTAGATTGAGTACCAACCACATATTCTTCACTAATGAGGTAAGAGCCAGTTTCAAGTAGTAAGCTTACGCCTACTGAAGTCGAATCATCTTCGCCTATAATATTATCACTATCTGTTTCATCTAGTAATAATCCATCATCAATAAATCGTTCTAATCTAAAGTTTTCGTTAACTGCTGAATTTTGTTCTAAAGTAATTTGATACAATAATGCATCAAAACTTAAATCGTCTTCTATAGCGTCTACAGCTGCAATTCCTGTATTTATAATCTCTGAACTGTACTCGTATTGTCTACAACGCAATTTATATACTGGGTTATTGTCCAGTTGATAAAAAGGTGCGTCATGATCTACAAACCCAACTTCAAACATTTTGTCTAGAACTGGATGATAAATTACATCACCCTCTAGTGGACGGTCTGCATCTGTAGCAGCTGTCTCTGATAACAAGTAAAAATTATTTTCAAAAGGTGTTGTAGTTACTAATATAGAAGAATTTCCTGTTTGACTCACAGAGGCATCTTCTAGTAGAATAGAACCAGAAGAAGTAGCGTCTGTTCCAGATTCTATTTGAAATTGTTTAGTTAATTCTTGAAATCTTTCTTTGGAAACAACAAATGTAATTTCATTACGATTGTCTAAACCAAACTGTGTCATTAATTCTTTATCACCACCAAATCCAGATTCAGCATCTTCGACATACATTTCAATAGGAACTTGTGTTTCAAATTTACTAAGAACATCTGTACCCAAAATATTATCTTCAGCAACAGAAGTCCTATCAATGTAATAAACATCGTGGCCATAAATCTGAATAGCTTCTTTAATTAAGTTTTGGTACAAACTTCTTTCTGTAGCAATAGAGGATAAGTTGTTTGTATGAAATGCTGAATTTACTGCCATGGTTTATCCTATCATACCACTTACGGGCAATTCAAATGTAAGTTGAATTTGTTCTTCTAGTCTTTGAATTTCCTCGTTTGCTTGTGAAAATATAGTCTCACCATTCATAGTAACACCCCCCAACATTGCGACACCGCTGAATTTTGATAGGTTTGCACCCCATTGCCTTTTTATTAAAGCCGTTGTATATCTTTTCAGATAAATGTCATCGAATATATCGGTGTAAGATGCTGGGTCTAGTTTACGGTAACATTCGATGACAATAAATTCATCCTCGGTTACGGCTTCCCAATCCATGTCGATATATAATCGATTCTGATGTTGATTAAATCTTATAGGTGTTTCACCTACCAAAATATGTGATAACATATCTAGGTTGTCCATTGTCATTTGATAATTAATTACTGATGTAGATGAAAAATCGTACATATCATTTAATCTTAACTGATAACGAACATCAAACATATTATTTGTGCTAGAATCATCAAATGGAAAAACTTGTAGTACAGAAACAACAGCTTGTGGTACAGGTATCCAATTTGCACCTTCTGCCCAATTAGCAGTTATGGTACTGTCTAGTGAGTCTGTAGCTGAAGTAGTGATATTAGTTCTTGCTCGTGTAATTTCTGCAGCAGTTAATTGATGTTTTAAATACATCTTCTCAATGCCATCATAATGATACTGAGCAAAATACTGAAGGCCTTCATCAATTCTATCGTCTATTTGATCATCCGATACATTGATATCGATAACACCGAACCCTAAAGCACGAAGACAATAATCTTTAAAAGTTTCTTTTGTAGTAGGTATAGCCATGTTATCTTCCTTTCTTTAGTATTTATAAGAAAACTCTTCTGGGTTTTAAGCTTGCCAACAAAGAATCTGTAAACCTACTTTTTTTGTTGTCTTGTCATGAAATCGGCTTGCTGAGTGTATTTGTGTTCTTTGTAATGCAATCACCGAACCTATCTCCCAAGGCCGTATACTTTCTACAGTAAACCCTTCTAACATTTCTCTAGGATACATACTTAAATATTTTTTATGAACTTCATCTGGATAAACCCCTGTTGCAAAATTCCAAACTTCATTACGAACTTGCTCATGTGTTTTTGAAATATTAGAATGAACTTTCCCTCTTTCTATTTCAACTTTTTTTGTTTCTGGATTCCAAGTGCCTGGAGGAAACTTAAAGGGGCCATATGGATAATATTGATTAAAACAAACAATTGCTTGATCATTTAGTAATTCTTCTTGAGATGCATCCCCTTCAATTTTTAACGGTATAACAAAATCATAACCACATCGATTAGGATTGTCTTGGCCAATATCAACATGTAAGTTATGTGCTACTCTAGCTTCATATATGCATACTTTAGAAATATCAAAGTTTTTAAAATGTTCTTTTAATTTTTCTTCGATACGAGTATGTTTTAAAACAATATCTAAGTTAGAGAATTTAGTTGATGATAATTTATGGGAGTGGTATCTTTCAAATTCGTGACTATCGTAAAAATCTAAGAGATACTCATGATCCTCTTTTGATAAAAAGTTTGGAACATAACCTGTGCCCTCAATTGCAGCTGATGGAATTTTCATTAATGATGTCCTAGTATTTCCATCTTTTCAATACAAGATGGACATTGTTTACATGGTGTTTTTAATTGTGAATAGCAGCTTATAGTTTCGGTTAGTAATTCTTGAATATTATTCTTTTTTGCATAATTAATAATATTTATTTTATTTAAATGAGCGATAGGTCTATGTATAGTATATTCCCATTTGTTCTCTGGCATATAAGTTTTCTTAGTTTCTACAACATTCCTATTTAACAAAAGCTTTGATACTGCTTGTGGATGTCTAGCTTCACATTTTTTCAATTGTTCTTCTGTTAAATTTGTCCTCACTCTTCCATGCAATACATCTTTGAGATTATGTTCTTCCATAAAGATACTTCTATGTTCATGGTCTGCTGCACCTCTATGTGAATAGTAAGATTTATCATAGTAGTTATCATAATCAAAATGTGTTTTCCAATTTATATTTGGAAATTTGTTTTGAACAAATCCCCAGACGTATTTAGCAGCGGAAAGTGTGTCTGGTTTTCTATGACCTGTTATTGCGTATACTTCTGTACGACAATTTATAGTATCATTTTGTTTTGCCAACATGTAAAGCAAAACTGCTGAGTCTATTCCACCAGAAAGACTCACCAGAACTTTATCTAAATGTGTTAGCTTATGCATAATCTATTCTTCCATTCTTTTGAGTAAATCCATAAAATATTAATAAAATACTTATTATTAAACAAATCGTAAGGATAGGATGTTCCCACCATATATCATTAGTAATATATAGTCCGTTATAAAAATACAAGTCTTTTAGCTGAATTATTCCCTTCTCAATCGATGGGAATAATATAAAAGCCATAAGAAGTGCTGGTCTAGAGAACTTATACTTTTTCATCATTACACCAAAAAAACTTAATAAAATTAACAGGGCCGTGTCTTCCCATAGGGTAATAAACCCACTACTTGCTAGCACCGTGTATATGGTCAACAGCATCATAGGTAGAGCCCAATACATAGGATTTATATATACTATTTTTGATAAATGTCTTGCAGTCATGATCATAACAAATCCTGTTATAGCAGTTCCTAACATATACCCCCAAAATAAATGATCCATAAATTTAGTATCTTGTAATACTGTATCAGTACCAACATCAAATCCTAAATAAATCCATAGACTCATAAGATATGCGAATACTTTACCGCCTGGAATACCGAACATAACCGTAGGTAAAAGAGCTCCAATTTTGCCAGAGTTATTAGCTCCCTCTGATCCTATGATACCTTTAATATTTCCGTTACCGAATTTTTCACCCTTAGATAAACCAACAGTTGCTGAATATGCAGCCCAGTCACCAATACCTCCACCAGTAGCTGGCATTAGTCCAGTTATCCAACCTATTACTCCACCCATAAGTGCCAACCATTTATGTTTCCAAACAGCTGTAATTCCTTGCCAGGTCTGTTTGTTATGAGTTTTGTTGTCTATATAAAGAATATCAAACTCTTTATCTTTTAATGTTTGTATCAGTTCTGGAAGTGCAAATAAACCTACACCGATAATTAAGATACTTACACCATCTTCAAGATATTCCCAATCAAAGGTATTTCTATAGTCGCCCATTCCATCAGGAGCCCAACCAATTGTTGCGATTGCACAACCTAAAGATATTGCAATCAAACTTCTAAATGTATGTTTTGTTGTTACTACTGATATCAAGGCAAAAGAACAACACACTAGTCCAACTATTTCTGCCGTACCAATAACACTTCCTATCTCTCTATAAAAAGGGAATAACATAAATCCTAATATGCCAAATAATAAACCATTTACTGTTGAACAAAATATTGCAGCGGATAATGCATAAGAAGCTTTGCCTTGTTTTGCAAGAGGGAAACCATCAACCATAGTGGCAGCTGCTCCACTTGCGCCAGGAATACCTATAAGAACACCAGCAAAAGAATCTCCTACAGAACATGACACGACAGTAGCAATACTAAAAAGAATAAAAAGATATTCTGCACCAGCAGTATCAAATATTGCAACAATACTGTATAATAAAATAACTGCTTTGCCTGGCCCTGCTGAGGGAATTAAACCAATAAGGCCACCATACACACAACCTAATGTGAGCATGATGGCCCATTGAATCCAAACAGACTGTTGGAGTATTAGTTCCATTTACTTAAAGAAGTTACGATTAATTTTTGTCTTCTCACCAAAAGATTGACGAATGGTTTGAATATCTTTTAGTAACTTTTTATCTACAGATGAATAGATATCATCTAAAGTTTTTTTAAGTTCTACGCCACTTGCCCATGGATAAGCTCCAAGTTTCTTATTTAGTTTCTTCATACTCTCTTTGTCATTTATCATTTCATTGAAAGAACCAAGTAAATCTTCATAGTAAGGATTTTTTTGGTGAACCATAATATACTTGGAAGTTGATCGAAGCTCTATCATTTTCTTATATGCATTATAATATGCACCCTTTGGAGCTTCTTTCCAATTTACTGTAAACAATGTAGGAAACGATGGAGCTGAATTAATGGATGGATCATCAACTAAACCATTAGCTGAAGCAATTCCATGAGAAAACCATACTACAGATTTACCACTTTTTATTTCATCTTTGTATGTTGATCCAATATTCTTAAATGCATCTCTAGTAATCTGAATGTCACCAGCTAGATATCCTTTTCTACGCGATCCACTTCCTTGCCATCCTTTGATATAACGATAAGTATCTTTTTGACAGTCAAGCATTTTAGAAACGCTCATATTACCACATTCCATCATTACAGCTCCCATTGCATCTACAATAGTTTCTGCACCACCACCAATATTAATTGCTGGTTTTTTTGGAAGATCACTTTTTGCAAGCATAAATACTCCTGTTTTCTGTCCAAAGATAGGAACATAATTTCTAGGATCATATCCCTTCCAACCTTTATTAGAAGTCATAAACATAATAATGCCTTTTGATTGTAGTATAACTAAAGGATTGTCTTTATATGTTGTAGCAAATTCAGTCGCTGCTTTTTTACCTTTTTGCTGTTTCATATATCTTAAATTTAAAGAATGACCTTTTTTAGCTAAAAATTTGCTCCACTCTTTTGTCACTTGTTGAGCATGCTTAGCAATTCCACCATCTGGACTTGATGGTACTATATAAGTAAATTGTTCTGCAGCTGCAGTAGTTGTTAGAAAAGCTGTAATCATCACAGCTAGTATTGTCTTATTCATGTAATGTCTCCGTAGTTCTACACTTAATTGTGTAAGTATCATTGTAACATAGGTATAATGGAAAGTCAACGCCTTTTATGGCGAATCCACCCATTTTATTACGTCAATTAATTTAGGTTTGATATGTCTTGTGTCTTTGTAAACTCTGTCTGGAATCCTATAACCTATTGAGATCGCCATTGTTGGTGAAGATTCTAGGAACAGAAGGTCTAGTTGTGTAAATTCTGGGAAGCACTTAGTGTAAGAAACCTCAATATCATATTCTAAACAGAGGCCTGTAAAAATTGTAGCAAACATACCAATTTCTACATCAACATCACTGGCTCTTACATTTAGATAACCACCGTGTTTTTCAAACAATTCTGATTTCATATGTTCAGTTGCTTCTACTTTTCTTGGTTCTAACAATAAAACATATGGAGCTTTAAGTTGATAGTTATGATAACAATTAGAGTGTGTTGAAAGTTTGTAAAGAATGTCTTTTTCTTTCGTGTGTGTATGATCAAGAACATGTACATTGTATGGCATCATGTTTTGTTTTGATGGTGTCAACTCAAAGGTTTTTCTTAGAATTGTTTGAACTAACTCTTTCGATGGAGCTCTTTCAGAGAACTTTTTTAATTGTTTTCTTTTACTAAAAATTTCCATATCACTTACCAAACACTTTATGCCCAACATGTTTTTCCAGATCATATGTGGCATCTTTCTTTTTGGGTCGCCATCTTTCTGAGGGTTTTAGTGGGTCATTTTTGTTAAACCTTGAACTTAAAACTATCAAAAAAATTATTCCATTATCTTTAGCCATTTGTTTAGCTTCTTCTATTTGATGTTCATTAAATGAAAAGGGTATCCATTGCCAAACAATTTTTTTACCTAACTTAACCCCAAGCTTCATAGCATCAAAAGACT